CGTAAGTTAACTTACGTCAGCAACATCTATGTTGTAAAAGACCCTGCAAATCCTGAGAACGAAGGCAAAGTATTTCTATACAAGTATGGAAAGAAAATCTTTGACAAACTTACTGCAGCGATGCAACCTGAGTTTGAGGATGAGGAAGCAATCGATCCATTCGATTTCTGGCAAGGTGCTAACTTCAAGTTAAAAGCAAAGAATGTTGCAGGATACAGAAACTATGATAGTTCTGAATTTGCAGCACCAAGTCCTTTACTTGACGATGACGATGCAATGGAAGCACTCTGGAAGAAACAATTCTCACTTGCCGAGATTGTTGCACCAGACCAGTTCAAGACATATGATGAGTTAAAGACTCGTCTAGACTATGTTCTTGGCAACAAGAAGTCCGCTGCACCACAGTTTGAAGAAGAGGATATTGATCGTGGAGAAGCAGAAGAATTAGTAACTGCTGCTGTATCTAAACCTACTCCTGCGGTAGCAGAAGAGGAGGATGACGCACTATCATACTTTGCGAAACTCGCAGAAGAATAATTATACGGGGGTCAAACGACCCCCTTTTTTTATGGATTAACGACTTCAGTATTTGCAGTTTGTGCTAAAGTTGGCGATATGTATTCTGAACTACTACTATATTTAAGCACATCTCTTAAATCATTTAGAAAGATACTAAGATAAGATTTCTTCAATACATTTATTTCTCTTTTCTTTTCATTTTCAGTGAATTCATATTCAGCATTTGTTACTGCTCTTGCTATATTATCTGTGAGCACTGTATATTGATTTTTATCATCTAGTTGAGTATGACCAGCTTGAGACTTAAGTGTATATCTAATTGATGGATATTTTAATGCAGACCCATCAATTTTAAAATCTCTGTCAACAATTAAATTTGGTGGTAATATCTGTCTTCCCTGATCATCCACTATTTCAAAAGTTTCATAATGATGATTTGCAAACATTTCCTCTTCGCTTCCATACTTGCCTAATGCATATTCAGCAACGTCTTGATCTTTAAGTGGCCATTGGTGATTTATATTTACAATTCCTGCTATCAGCACAACAACGTAATCTAAACCCGAATCACCATATAATCCGTGAGCTATGGTATCAGGTCGGTCATCATCTGTTATAACATACTTATCAAATCTAAAAGCAGCACCCCTTATATAAGATGCTAATTTAGCTCTACGAAAAATATTTTTAATAATTACATAATCATTAGATGAATTTTTATGTAATAATGGCGACTGATATGATATATCAGGTAATTCTGAAAAATATCCCATTAGTATCCAACTCCTGAACCAGATTCTTTATTACCATAATCTTCATGATAAATTGGATTGATTTCTTTAAATGTTAAATCCATTCTAATATTGACTGGTGTTCCATCTTCATAACTTGTATATGTTCCAGAGTTTGTATAATTTACATTCATACCTGTCAAAGCTGTCAATTTCATTCTACCTAAAAATGGATGCGGTTCACCGTCTTTTAAATATTCTAGTTGGAATACATCAGGTGATTTTAAAAATACACCTTGTGCACTACTCCCATTATATTCACCTGCTTTTGGTGCCATTGACATTTTTAATGACCGAATTATTGCTTTTACAACATCTGATTCATCTTTATTCCTTGGTGAAAAAGTTATACTATAAGGAAAGGTTCTTAAATTTAATCCTTGAAATAATAACTCTAGATTATTATTTAATATTTGACCTGTAGAACGAGCAATAACACTTGAGGCAGTTATATTTGAACCTAGAGCTCCAACTGCAGCACCCGATATTGCTGCTCTAATAGCATTTGTTGTTTGTGAATTTAAACCATCTATGCTTACACCCTCTAAAAATGCCCTTATTGCATCTTGAGATCTTTGAACTCTACTCCCTTCCCCTTCAGCACCACCACCAGCCATCACATCTTGTGCAAGTGATAAACCAGCGATTTCGACTGCATTCATTCTATCATCACCCCAAGTTACAGCATTTTGATCTGCTACCTCTTGTGGCATTGGTAGTTCAATATAGTACTTGTGAATTTTATTTTGATTTATTCTCGTATTTGTATCAGTAAATGTGGTCTCTAACTCCATGTCTTCGTATGGAGTGATATCCAATCCTGCTTTCTTTTTTGCTTTATCTGTAGCGATTCTATTTTCTTTTGTATTAAGTAAATTTTTAGAAGTACCATCTGCAAAAGTTTGTGTAATATACTTATTTTTTACTCTTGCACCAAAATCTCCACCTCCATCAGTAGGTGAGATGTATTGAAGACAAGCTATTCTAAATGTATCACCTGTATTTTCTTGGGCGGATCTTGCAAATGGATATGACATATAACGTGTATCAGCTGAACTAAAACCATCTATACCAGCAAATTGTGCGAGATATTTTTTCTTGTTCTCCTCTTTTATTTTTGCATTATACTCAGCAAGAGTAATTCCCTGCATACCAGCTATCTGGGCAGGAGACCAATTATTTTTTGAATTACCTAAATTACCAGACATTATATCTTTTTTAACTATTTAGTATGATTTTGACAAAAGGAATAGTCCTTAAGTCTCTTAATTCCATTTCGTCAACTTGATATAGTCCACCAACCACTTCTGGGAAGGTATATTGTCTCATTTCACCCCAATGATAGTTTAATCCTTTAAATCCCCACTGAAAAACATCAGTAACAGCAACAAGTGGATGTGAATCGTATGCAATACCAGGTGTTTTTGCACGATATACAAATACATAATAATTACCTGCTTCAGGAACATTACTCCCTTCAGTCAATACATCTAATATTTCTGTTGCTAAATCATCGGCACTTTCGTTACCGATAAGATTTTTCATGATAGGATCTATACGACTCATATATCTAACTCTTTTTCTGTAATTACTTTAAATTCCCACATACGGTCAGCACAATATTCTCTTGCTGCTTTCCATTTTGCTTGGTTTCTTGCATATTCAAATGCTTCACGAATGTAACCCTTCGTTTGTCTTTTTGGTTTTTTAGGTTTAGTTGTTTGTTTAAGTGGCTTAACTTCAATCAGGTATCTTTTTATTTTACCAGTGTTCTCCTGCACTTTGATATAAAAATCTGGAAAGTAACGGTGAACTCGACTATCGTGAGGTGAGATGTATGGAAGTGCAATCTCTTCACTTCCCCATTCTAATATTTTTGCATTTTTATCACAATACACCATAAACTTTCTCTCCCAAAGTGACCTGTAAATAATATTGGTAGGATCACCTTTATACTTTCTGGGAAAGGATGGATAGTATTTTCCCCTATAAGCCATCTAAATAACTATACTATAGAAGTATTTAGAGTGCCAGCACCAAGACCAAAAAGAATATCAGATATATTGCCTAAGATACAAAATGTAGCTCAGACATCAAATTTTCTTGTGAAATTTGCTTTGCCCAACAGTTCTCTTAAAACACATATGAGAAAAAAGGGTATCAATGATCGTTTTATAGCAGATAATGTAGGATTATTATGTAGTGATGCGGTATTGCCTGGTAGTAACATGGCTTCGGTAAATACAACAGGAGATTTTCAAGGACTTACAGAAAGATTCGCTCATACAAGACAGTTTACACAAATAAATTTTGATTTTTATGTTGATACCGCTTATAAATCATTGAAATTTATTGAACATTGGATGGAATATATTTCAAATGCATCAGTGGGAGACCCAGTTTCAGACGTATATCATTTTAAATTGAACTATCCGTCAGATTATAAATCAAATGATACAAGAATTGTTAAATTTGAAAGAGATCATTTTCAATTTATTGAGTATCGTTTTGTAGGATTATTTCCAATCGCATTAAATTCAACGAGGGTTTCATACCAAGGTTCGCAGGTATTAAAGGCAACCGCTTCTTTTTCTTATGACAGATATATTTGTGGTGAAACATCATCATTGGCAAGGGCATTAGGATTAGATTTAAATAATAACGGTGGGAGAACCAATAATGCAGTGCGAAATTATAATGATTCTAAAGGATTAGCAGAGGTAATGGGTGGAGTAGCATTATTAAATAAAGACACAGCATACTCATTAGATAATGGTACTTTAAGAACTACAAATAATAAAAATCTTAATCGTATTAATCCTAATAATAATCTTCCTATGTATTTAAGATAAGTTTTTAAAACCCCTATAAATAATTTTACTGAAGTGCTATAATTATTATGCCATTACCAACCATTTCAACTCCAACGTATGAGTTGACTCTTCCTTCATCAAACAAAAAAATAAGATACAGACCTTTTTTAGTTAAGGAAGAAAAGATTCTAATTATTGCAATGGAATCTCAAGACACCAAACAAATCGCAAGAGCTGTTAAGGATGTCATTTCAAAATGTATATTATCAAAAGGTATAAAAGTTGAAAAATTATCAACATTTGATATCGAGTATTTGTTTTTAAATATTAGAGGTAAATCTGTTGGAGAGCAGATTGAAGTGATGGTGACTTGTCCTGATGATAATAAAACACAAGTTCCAATGTCAATTAACGTTGACAGTATACAGGTTCAGAAAGATGAAAATCACTCAACTGATATAGTATTGGATGATACTTTTACACTTAGAATGAAGTATCCATCTTTAAATGAATTCATTAAAAATAATTTTGGTGAATTAGAAAAAATGAATGTAGATGATACATTTGATTTGATTGCATCTTGTATAGATCAAGTTTATTCCGAGGACGAAACTTGGGCATCTGAAGAATGTACAAAGAAAGAATTAACTAATTTTGTTGAATCTTTAAATTCAAGTCAATTTAAAGAAGTTGAAAAATTCTTTGAAACAATGCCAAAGTTATCTCACACAGTAAAAGTAACAAATCCAAATACAGGTATAGAGAGTGAAATAGTAATTGAGGGGCTGCAGAATTTT